GTGGCAAAAGATTTAATAATTGGCGCATTTAAAAATTACAACTTTGAACAAGTTAAACCGTGGATCATTTCGATAAACGAAAGTGGATTCAGTGGTGACAAAGTTCTATTTGCAATCAACGCATCACCACAAACAATAAAGCAAATTGAAGAACATGGGTTCAAAGTTATTTCAGCACCAGAAAAAACCAATTCTATGTTTCACATGGAAAGATTTTTTCACATTTATGATTTCTTAAAAAAGAATGTCAATGAATATCGATATGTTATAACTACAGATGTTCGTGATGTTATTTTCCAAAAAGATCCTATAGAATACCTTTTAAATAATGATTTCAGACCTTTGATTGCGGTATCAGAATCCATTAAAATTAAAGATGAACATTGGAATAGGAATAATATCATTAAAGCCTTTGGTCAATATTTTTACGATGATATACAAAATGAAGAGGTTCTCAATGTTGGAACATTATCTGGTCGAGCCGATTATGTGTGTGATTTGTGTGGATTTTTATTTCAGATGTCATTGAATCGAGCAGATTGGGTGGCAGACCAGGCCGCATATAATGTTATGATGAGATGGAAACCATTTAAATCATCATACAAAACTGTAACATTGGACGATCCTTATTGTTGTAATTTGCATATAACGAATAAACCAAATGAAAAAGAAATGTTTGCACCTTTCATCTTGAAAAAACCACCAGTCTTTGAAGATGGTTTATTAAAAACCGGAGAAACAAAAGAACCTTTTTACATTGTTCACCAATATGACCGTGATCCAGAATTATTGAAATTTTTCAATGATAAGTATAAGGTTGAAGAATTAATTACTTTTAGGACAACATAATGAGTGATATTACTATTGTTACTGCTTTTTACGATATTGGCCGTGGAGATTGGACACCAGACAAAGGTTTACCACATTATCTACAGAGAACTACTGATACATATATCGAAAGATTTTCACACATGGCTAAAATGGAAAATCAAATGATTGTTTTTTCCACACCAGAAATTATTGAAAAAATACAACCATTACGTGAAGGCCGGCCTACGAAGTGGATTTCATTCGATATATTTTCACAATACGATGATTTAATACGTGATATACATAACATACAGAATTCGGAAAAATTTCAAAATTTAATTGTTCCTTCACAAAAATTAAATCCAGAATATTGGAATGCACACTATGTTGCTGTTAATTTTCTGAAATCAATATTCGTGAATCTTGCAATTAAACATAACATGGTTAAAAATGATTTAGTTTCTTGGTTAGATTTTGGTTATTGTCGTACTGCCGACAAAGTTCCGTCAAGTAAAAAATGGTCATATGATTTTGATACCAATAAAATGCACCTCTTTAATTATAAAGATTATGATGATAAACCTATATCAGAAGTAATTGCAACAAATGATGTTTACATTCTTGGTGCAAAAATTGTTGGTGGTGTAAGTGCATGGCCTAAATTCGAAGAACTTATGAAATCTAGTTTAATTGAATTGTCTGAATCGGGTTTAGTCGATGATGACCAAACACTTATGTTAATGTCAACAATCAAACAACCAGATTTATTTGAACTACATAAGATTCCCGACCATCAACTTGGACTTGATCCATTTGTTATTTTTAGTGACTTTAATAAAGAGGTATAATATGAGTGATATAATTAAATTTAATACTGAAACACAAGCATTCGGTGCGGTACGAACACAATCAAAATGTTCTGGTTATGGTCTAGGTGAATTGACCAAAGGTATGAAAAAAGGATTAGAAATTGGATGTTCAGAAGCACATACCTCAAAATTTCTACTTGACACCAATCCAGATTTGACCTTGTATTCAATTGATCCATATGTTGCATACACAGATTGGAACGGTAACATTTTAAATGACAGACAAGAATTTTTTGAACGTGTTACTAAAGAAATGTCTGTTTATGGTGATAGATTTATTCTGATTAGAGATTTTTCAGATAATGTTGTTGACCGGTTCAATGATGAAGAATTTGATTTCATCTTTATTGATGGATTGCACACCTACGAACAATTAACAAAAGACTGTCACAATTACTATTCTAAAGTTAAGACGGGTGGCATCTTCTCTGGCCATGACTACCAAACAATTCCTGGTGTCAATAAAGCGGTTTGTGAATTTGCACCAACAAAAACTGAACAGGTTCTCACAACAGAATGTGATGTTTGGTATTGGTACAAATGAAAACTATTTTCATTGTAACATCCTGTTTGATACCAGCAATCGGAGTTTTTAGTGCAGATGAACGATTGCAACAAACATTAGAAACTATCGATTCAATTAGAAAAAAATCTCCAGATTCATTTATTATACTTTCTGATATTTCAATAGAACCGATTACTGGAAAATATGAAGAACTTGTATCTAAAGTTGATTTATTTTTGAATTTAAATCAAGTCGATTTTCTTTTACATTTTACAAAAAATGGGATGAAAAGTCAAGGTGAGTGTGCAATGATGCATGTTGTACTGGAATATCTACAACAGAATCCTAAATTATTAGAGGGTGTTGACCGTATATTCAAAATAACTGGTCGTTTACAACTTGATGATGGTTTTGATATAAAAGATTATGTGGAACTAAATGGTAAATATGTATTCAAAAAATGCATACCGACATGGATGAATCAACCTGTACACGGAGCCACCCATGTTTTTGACACTCGTTTATGGTCTATGTGTTCATCTTTGATTGATATACACATTAAAGCATTAGAGAAAGTATTTCCTTTATTAGGCTCGATTGACCTGGAACATGCATATTTTGCGGTTTTAGATAAAGAAAAAGTGATAGAATTTGACAAAGTACACTGTCGGGGACAAGTGGCCTCAACAGGTGAATGGAAATTTGATTAATTTAGTCGCACTATATATCGAACCCAATATTTTACAGATTTATGAATCTGTGGTATAATCCTTTATAAATAACCCTACAGACAACCAAAGTGTGTTGTAATTCAATAGGTAGACAATGTTATCATTCAAAACTTTTTTAATAGAGCAAGAAGATCCTGAAGAAGGTGCCAGTCGGCAGATTAAACACCTGACTCATGTGGAAGACCGCCCCTTACAAACAGGTGAAAAAGGTGCAAAACACGCTATTGCTTCACTGTCCGCTGCAGCCGAACATATCAAATCTGGTAAAAAATCTTCTGAATTAACAACAAAATATGATGGTTCACCCGCACTTGTTTATGGTCATCATCCAAAGACTGGTAAATTCTTCGTTGCATCAAAGTCCGCTTTCAACAAAACACCTAAGATTAATTATACCTCACAAGATGTGGACATGAATCATGGCCATGCACCAGGTTTAGCATCAAAATTAAAAGATGCGTTGACGCATTTATCTAAGGTTGCACCAAAAGAAGGTGTATATCAAGGTGACATGATGTTTGGCACAGATAAAGAAGATAAGAAAAAAGAAGAAAATGGAGGACATTCGTTTCATCCAAATCCTTCTGGTTTGACGTACACCGCTCACGGTGATGAAGCCAACAAGGTTAAAAAAGCAAAGATTGGTGTTGTCACACATCTTTCTTATCATGGAGAAGATGCAGCAAGTTTAAATGCATCACATGAAGTCAACCATGAGAAGTTCACTAAACATCCTGATGTATACTCAGTTGATCCTAGAATGGACACAACAAAAGTTCATTTCAGTCCAGCCAGTCAGAAATTATTCAATAAACATATTGCATCTGCTCAATCAGTACACGATACACATGGTGATGAAATGTATGCTGGCACCAGTACTCATCACGGCGTTGGCGGTGCATTGGAGACCTATATGAATCATACAGTTAGAACTGGTGAAGAAGCAAATCATCAAAATTTTAAAAATTGGTTGGAAAAAGATAGAACCAAAAAAATTGATAAGTTAAAAACCGAAAAGAATCGCACAGCAAAACAAGCAGAAATGAAAGATGAACTTGGTAAGGTTGAACGTAATAAGAAACACTACAACAACCTTTTCAAAATGCATAATCATTTACAAGCTGCAAAAGGTGTATTGATTGACACAATGAATCAACACCAACAATTTCAACATTCACATGCTGGTGAAGATGCTAATCCAGAAGGATATGTTTTTCACCACAATAATGAATCTGATAAATTTGTTAATCGTGCAGAGTTCTCTCGTAGGAATTTTGCTGGAATAAGGAATATTTAATGGAATCATTTAAACACTTTTTATTGGCCGAAGGTCGCGGCAAGATGAC